TAAAATCTCATCGAATTTTGATGCCATCTGTATTTTTCTCTTGACTTACACTTGACAATATCTTATATTTATATTGTAACTATTAAAAGGGTGTAAATTAAAGAAACTTAAAAAACTTCTTGACGAACTGTAAAAAATACTATATAAAGATAATAAGGGGAACAATCAAGTTCCTCTTTAATTTATGGAGTGTCCAATGTCCGACAAACTTTGGAGAAAGGTTAAAAAGATGGAATTAGGTAATCCAATTATTACAGTACTAGTAGGACTTGTAGTTTTCTATATCGGACTGAAAATGTTTTCTGGTGGTATGAAATCTATGGGTAATATGGAACACCTAACTTTCTTTTTAGGTAATCCAATTTATATGTTCTTTGGTGGTATTATTATGACATTACTCTGGCAATCATCATCACTATCTACAACAGCAATCATTGCATTAGTCGCTTCTGGTGCGTTACCACTTCCTGCCGCAATCGGGGCAGTTCTTGGTGCAAACATAGGAACGACAGGTACAATCTGGTTGGCAGGCCTTCTGGTTTCAGACGGAATGCCTAAGGGTGATACCTTGAGGATTGCACTTGCACATTCTGGTGCAAATCTATTCATGTCAATTATGTTGTTACCTTGGGTACATCATATTGCAAAGTTCTTAGGTAAGGTAGGGTGATTCGGACACTTGCCCACATGTGGAGGCATTCTATGAGTTGATACCCATATCTTTTTCTGTAAGTACCTTAAACTCCCACATACGGTCATTACAGTATTCTGTTGCTGCATCCCATTTTGCTTGATTGACAGCATAAGTCACAACCTCATTAATATATTTTTTTGTTTTACGCGCTCTGACCTTGGGCGCGTTTTTTTGATTCTCGGGTTTGACTTCTATCATTAAAGTCTTTGTCCTACCATCTCTCTGTCTGACATTGATAACAAAGTCAGGATAGTATCTGTGATATCTACCATCAACAGGACTCTTGTATGGTACGATGACTTCTTCACTAGCCCACCATAAAATATTTTCATTTAAATCAAAATAGTTCATACACCGTGCCTCCCAAGATGAACGGTAGGTTATCTTGGAAACATCACCCTTATACTTTTTTGGAAAGCGAGGTCTATATTTACCTGAGTATGCCATATAAATAACTTAAACAGTTTCTAATCAAAGGAATATTTATATGGCCTTAGTTTTTCCTAGTGAGCTTCAAGGAGCCGGCGACCAGTTTCTATCAATGTTTATCCACAAAAATTTTAGAATGAAAAGAGATACCATCGCTCAAAAACCTAGACTATTAGAGATAGTCCTACCTATTCCTAATAACTTAGTACAATCTACATCTGTAAGTTATCAACAGGAGTCATTAGGTTTTATAGGTAAACAGGCGGCCGAACTGAGTGATGCTTTTAATGGCGGTATAAAAAGTATAGCAGACACTTTGAAATCTCAGTTAACATCACAAAATGTGGGAGAAGGACTGAAATATTTTGGTGCACAAATTGCTCAGGATTTAGGTTCTCAAATTCCTGGTATTGGTGATATCATTCAAGGTGGTTTTTACGGACAAGGTGTTACTCGTAATCCGTATGAAGTACAAATGTTTTCTAACGTTAACTTTCGTTCTCATTCCTTTAACTATAAGTTTGTACCAAAAAGTTTAGATGAACAGAATACAATTAATACAATTATCAAAAAATTAAAATATCATATGTTACCATCATACACAACTCTGGCTAAAACTTATTTTAGATATCCAGATGTTTTTGAATTAGTTCTCAATACGGGAAGACCAAATGATAAAGATGATTTGAATAACTACTTTTTCAAATTTCAACCCTGTGTTTTGGAAAGTGTTAATGTAAACTTTAACCCAGAAGGTGCTTCATTTTATCATAATACAAGTAGTGGTAAAGCTCCAGTATCTCTAACAGTTGATCTCCAGTTTAAAGAATTATTGATAGCAGAAAGAGAAGATATTGACAAAACAGGTGTTTATAAACAACAAGCTACTGGTACATTTCAAATAGATCAGGGTGGTCAGGAGTTCTAAAATGTCTTTTTTCTTTGAGCCTTTTCCAAAAGTTAATTATGATATTAAAAAGAATGGTAAAATTGAAAATGTAACTAATATTATGCTACGTTTCAAAATTGTTGATGAATTGAAAAAACAACAATCTAACTATTTTGATATCACAGTTGATGATGGTGATAGACCAGATGTTGTCGCGACAAAGGTATATGAAAATCCAGAACTAGATTGGTTAATTCTAATGATTAATGACATAATTGATCCTATCTATGATTGGCCCATGGGTGGTAGAATATTAGAAGATTTCATACGTAGTAAATACGGAAGTATACCTGCAGCTCAAGCTACAGTCCACGAATATAGAAAAATATTGAATGAAAAGTCTGTATTATTCG